CCGCGGCGCTTCGGGCGGGGTGCCGGTCGACGATGGACCTGGCGGTGCGGTACTACGAGTCGGGCCTGCGCCAGCGCCAGGGCAAGCTCGATGGCGCGAAGTGCAACCGCCGCCGCCTGCAGTACCCCCACTTGAAACGCCGGAAACCGTGAAGCAGCTTCCCGGCATCATGGCCCGCCCCATCAACGACCGCCTGCTGGCCCGGACCGACCGCGACGTCACCCGAGGCCGCGAGGCGTTCCTGCGGATCGGCGACGCCCTGTACGACCGCATCGCCAAGGGCCACCAGATCCTGTCGGTGACCGTGAACAAGCGCACCGCCGACGCGATGATCGCGCACTACCAGAGCTTCTCGCAGTTCGACGGCGTCCTGCCCTCGCACTGCTTCGGCCGGTTCCAGCAGGGCGGGGTGCCGCTCATCATCGACTTCTCGGCCGACAGCGACTTCACCATTCGGTCGCGGCCGAAGGCGAACTAGCCTTTTCGGTCAACGGGATAGGAGTCGAGTCGAGTGGCCGGAGGCGGACAACCTGGGAACCGAAACGCCCGCCGGGGGAAGGCGTGGTTCGACGCCCTGCGCAAGGAGATCGTGCAGCGGGACGCGCTCGCCGACATCGCCAAGAAGGTGGTCGACGCGGCCATCGCCGGCGAACTGTGGGCGATTCAGGAAGTCGGCAACCGCATGGACGGCAAGCCGGCGCAGGCCGTGGAGGTTTCCGGCCCGGACGGCGACCCGATCGAGGTATCGGATGCCACCACGGAAGAACTGAACGCCCGTATCGAGGCGCTGACGAAGCAACTGGCCGGCTGGGGCGTGTGAGCGACGACTGCCTCTCCCCTCAGGAGGAGATCGCGGCCAAGAAGGAATTGGTCGCCCTGCTCGAGGAGAAAGCCCGCCGGCATCAGGCCGAGCTAGAGCGCCAGGTGTGGCTCGACGAGCGTGCCCGCTGCCGTACCGACCTGTTCTACCTGCTCACCGAAGTCCTTGACCGCAAGGACATAGACCGGCCGTGGCTCAGGGCCCGCTGTGAGGAGGTGCAGGCCAACCCGGACGGCTACCTCGACCTGTGGGCGCGCGAGCACTACAAGTCGACGATCATCACCTTCGGGAAAACCATTCAGGACATCCTCGCCACGCACGGGGACGGCGCGGTCGGGCAAGAGGTCACGATCGGGATATTCAGCCACACCCGACCCATCGCCAAGGCATTCCTCCGGCAGATCAAGGGCGAGCTCGAGCGCAACCGCCGGCTGCGAGAACTATTCCCCGACATCCTCTACGCGAACCCGCACAAGGACTCGCCGAAGTGGTCGGAGGACGAGGGCATCACGGTCCAGCGCAAGAGCAACCCGAAGGAGCAGACGCTGGAAGCGTGGGGACTGGTCGACGGCCAGCCCACCTCCAAGCACTTCCGGGTGCTGGTCTACGACGACGTGGTCACCAAGGATTCCGTCACGACGCCGGACATGATCGCCAAGACCACCGGTGCGATCGAACTGAGCTACAACCTGGGTGCCGAGGGCGGCGTCATGCGCTTCATCGGCACCCGCTACCACTACAACGACACCTATCGCACCATCGAGGAGCGCGGGACCGCCAAGGTCCGCAAGTACGCCGCGACCGTGGACGGCACGCCGCAGGGCGAGCCCGTGCTGCTGTCCGCCGAGACGCTAGCCGACAAGCGCCGCAACATGGGGCCGTACACCTTCGCCTGCCAGATGCTGCAGGACCCGCGGGCGGACGAGACTCAGGGCTTCCGCGAGGAGTGGCTGCGCTACTGGGGAGGCGGTGACGGCCGGGGCCTGAGCGTCTACATCCTCGTTGACCCGGCCAACTCCAAGAAGGCGGGAAGCGACTACACGGTCATGTGGGTCGTCGGCCTGGGCATGGACCGGAACTACTACATCCTCGACGTGCTGCGCGACCGACTGAACCTGACGCAGCGGTGCGACCGGCTGCTGGCGCTGCACCGCAAATGGAGGCCGATGGAGGTGCGGTACGAGCGGTACGGCATGCAGGCCGACATCCAGCACATCGAGGCCGAGCAGGAGCGGCAGAAATACCGCTTCAAGATCACCGAGGTTGCCGGCCAAACCTCCAAGCCCGACCGCATCAAGCGGCTCATCCCCCTGTTCGAGCAGGGGCGGATCTACCTGCCGCAGCTGCACTGGGTCACCAACTACGAAGGCAAGTCCGTCGACATGATCCATGTGTTCAAGGAGGAGGAGTACAAGGCCTTCCCGGTGTCCCTGCACGACGACATGCTCGACGCCCTGGCGCGGATCGAGGAGCCCGACCTGACGCTGGCCTGGCCGATGGAGTCCTCCTCCATGCAGCCCGTGCAGGCCATCGGCGCGACCGACTCCGTGTTCGGTTGACTTTCGCCGGAAACGAAGCAGCTTCCCGCCCATTCCGTGCGGAGGCATTCGCCATGGGTTCCCTGTTCGGCAAGCCCAAGATCCCCAAGCAGACGCCGCCCGAGCCGCCTCCGTCGCCGATCACGGTGAACGAGGACGTCGTCACCCGGCAGGGCCTGGACCGCATCCGCCGCAAGCGCGGCCGGGCGTCCACGCTGCTCAACAACGGCGCGCCGGCGTCGGTCGGCCTCAAGACCGTCACGGGGGCCTAGCGTGTCCATCCTGCAGAAGCTGCACCAGATCGCGGGCCGCATCGACCCGGTCGTGAAGTTCGCCGACAAGAAGAACCTCACGCCCTCGATGTTCTACCCGCCCGACAAGCCGGCGCCGGACATCGTCCGTCCGGTGACTGAGGCGGGCAAGGCGCGCGAGCGGGCCGGGCAGACGATCGGCTCCCCGCCGATGGCCGCCTCCCGCCGGCGCGCGTCGCAGTACCTCACCAAGCCCCGAGGCCTGCTCGGCGGTGGCTGATTCCCGCGTCCTTGAAGCGATGAGCGAGCAGTCCCGCATGGAAACGGGGCGCGCGAACTTCAACACGCTGTGGCAGGACGTGGCCGATCGCGTCGACCCGGCGGCGGGGAATTTCACGGTGCAGCGCAGCGCCGGCGCCCCGGTCGGGGAAAAGCAGTTCGACGCCAAGGCCACCATCGCGGTCGGCCGCGCCACCGCCGCCTTCGAGTCCATGGTCGCCCCGCGCACGCAGAAGTGGCAGGGCCTGACCCCGTCCAATGCCGCGCTGCGCAAGGACCAGGGCGTGAAGATCTACATGGAGGCGTTCCGCGACCTGCTGTTTCAGGTGCGCTACTCCATCCGCTCGAACTTCGCCAACCAGAACAGCGAGGTAATCCGCTCGTTCCTGAACTTCGGCAACGGCGTCATGTACGTCGACGACGACCCGGGCAAGTCGCTGCGCTACAAGGCGATCGCGCTGCCCGAGTCCTACTTCGCCGAGGACCACAATGGGCGGGTCGACCGCTTCCACCGCAAGTTCGTCCTGACCGCGCGGCAGCTGGCGCAGAAGTTCCCGAACGCGCAGTGGTCCAGCGCCATCCGCTCGGCCATCGAGAAGCGCCCCGGCGAGAAGTTCGAGGTGATCCATCGGGTCTGCACGAACTGGGACCTCGACCCGCGCCGGCGCGACTACATGGGGATGCCGCTGCAGGGCCTGTACCTGCTCCCGTGCGAGCAGCAGGTGATCGAAGTGGCCGGCTTCGACTCCATGCCCTACCTGGTGAGCCGCTACCGGGTGAACCCGGGCGAGGTGTACGGCCGCGGTCCGGTGATGGACGTGCTGGCCAACATCAAGACCATCAACGAGATGAAGAAAACGAACCTCAAGGCCGGGCAGCGCATGGCGACGCCCCCCTTGCTGGCTCACGCGGACGGCATCGCCCGGCCGCCGTTCAACATCCGCGCCGACCAGGTCAACTATGGGTGGATCGACGAGAACGGCCGCAAGAAGCTGCAGCCCATGGACACCGGCGCGAACCTGCCGGTGAGCCTGGAAATGCAGCAGGCCGAGGGCGAGATCATCGACGACGCGCTGTTCGTGACCCTGTTCCAGATCCTGCAGGAGAACCCGAACAAGACCGCGACGCAGGTGCTCGAGGAAGTGCAGCAGCGCGGCATCCTGATGTCGCCGCCGGTGGGGAACCTGCAGTTCGGGTTCTACGGCCCCATGACCCTGCGCGAGATCGACCTGCTCGCCGCGATCGGTGGCGGGGCGTGGCTCGAACAGCAGCTCGGCGAGCCGCCGCGGGCGCTGATCGAGGCCGGCGGCGAGTACGAGATCGAGTACGACGCGCCGATCAACAAGGCGCAGCGGGCCGAGGAGGGCATCGCCATCCTGCAGACGTTGCAGGACGCCGCCGCGCTGGGTCAGCTCGACCCGGCCGCGCCCAAGATCATCAAGGCCCGCCAGTCGCTGCGCCGCCTGGCCGAAATTCGCGGCATGCCGTCCGACCTGCTCATGACCGACGAGGAGATCGAGGCCTTGGAGGAGGGCGAGCAGCAGCAGGGCGACCTGCAGCAGCTGCTGGCCGCGGCGCCGGTGGTGGCTGATTCGGCCCGCAACCTCGCGCAGGCGAACGCGGTGTCGCAGAACGCGCAGACGCTGGCGCCCGCCCTGTCGTGAATGGGTTGCTGCTGCGCGCCCAGGCGTATCGCATCTGCTTCCTGCAGGCCGGCGACAAGCGCCCGCCCGTGGGCTTCCTCGCTCGGCTGCGCCACTGGCTGTCGCCGCTGGCCGGTCCGCCGACCCCGCCGGGGCGCATCGTCCTCGCGCACCTGGCGCGCTTCTGCCGCGCCAAGCACCCGACCAGCGTCTACCTCGAGGACGGATCGGTCGACCCGATCGCCTCCGCGCGCATGGACGGCCGCCGCGAGGTGTGGCTGCTGATCAACGAACACCTGTACCTGGACGACGCCGTTATCCAGAACCTGAGAGAGGAAATGCCCAATGAGTGACGCCGCCGCGACAAGCGATACCGGCACCGCTGCACCCGCAACGACTGCCGCCACGCCGCCCGCCTCCCCGTGGGGCGAGCTTCCCGACAACCTCAAGGCCGTCGTGGCGAACAAGGGGTGGAAGTCCCCCGCCGATGCCGCCAAGAGTTACGACGAGCTGCACCGCTTCGTGGGCGCCGAGAAGGCGGGCCGCGGGCTGGTGCTGCCCGACCCGTCCAAGGCCACGCCCGAGGAGCTGGCCGCCTTCCGCGCCAAGGCCGCGAGCGTCGACGGCGGCATCCCCGAGTCGCCCGAGGGCTACGGCTTCAAGCTGCCCGACGACTTCCCCGACCCCGAGTTCGGCAAGACCGCGAGCACGCTGTTCCACAAGCACCACGTCCCCAAGGCCATCGCCGAAGGGCTCATGCAGGACTTCGCCGCCCAGGTGCAGGCCGGCGAGGTGGCGCGCGTGCAGGCCGAGCAAAAGGAGTTCGAGAAGCAGGAGGCCGACCTGAAAAGCGAGTGGGGCGTGGAGTTCGAGAAGAACTGCGAGATCGCCAAGCGCGGCATGAAGCGACTGGGCTTCACCGACGAGATCATCGACGCCCTCGAAGCGAAGGCCGGGTTTGCCGGCGTGATCAAGGCCATGCACCAGGCCGGCATCGCGGTCGGCGAGGGCAAGTTCATCGACGGCGGCTCGGACGGCGGCAACTTCGCCGAATCGCACGACACTCTCATCGCCAAGCGCCTCGCGCTGTACTCCGACAAGGCCTGGGCGGCGCGCTTCAACGCCAACGAGCCGACCGCGCGCAACGAGGCCCGGGCGCTCGAGGAGAAGATCGCCGCGGCACGCAAGCAGATGGCGCGCTGACCGCTTGACAGCGAAAAAACAACGCAGCAGCTTCGCCCGCAGTTGCACCAAGCCCCGGTCCGCCGGGGCAAGCGGACACGCTTAAACAGCCCCGCTGACCGCTGGGAAAGCCAGCCGAACGCCTCGTTCGCATCGAGGCAGATTCGGCCCCCGCAAGGGACACGCCAGATCGAAGTGTTCATCCCTTCCTTCTTGTGGAGCTTCCCCCATGTCCGCTTCCGAAATTGACCTGGCAGTCCAGGACTACACCGCCAACGTGCAGCTGCTCCTGCAGCAGCGCGGTTCCATGCTTCGCCAGTTCATGACCGAGGGCCGCTACGTCGGCAAGGCCGCGCAGGTCGTCGACCAGCTCGGCGCCGTCGCCGCGACCAAGGTCACCGGCAAGTTCACCCCGATCGGCCGCACCGACGTCGCCAACGACCAGCGTTGGGTGTTCCCCAGCGACTACGAGGTCAAGCCGCAGATGATCGACAGCTTCGACAAGCTCAAGATCAAGATCGCGCTCGAGGGTCCGTTCACGCAGAACGCGGCGAACGCCCTGGGCCGCGGCGAGGACGACGAGATCATCGCCGCCTTCTTCGCGGACGCCAAGACCGGCGTCGACGGCGGCACGACCACCAGCTTCGGCACCACGGTCACCACCTCGGGCGGCCGGAACGTGGCCGTCGCCACCGGCGCCGCCTCGGCGACCGGCATGAACGTCGCCAAGCTGCGCGCGGCCCGCAAGAAGCTGCGCGCCTCGCTCAACGACGAGAGCGACCCGATGCGCAGCGTGCTCACCGCCGCGCAGGAGGACAACCTGCTCGCCGACGTCCAGGTCACCTCGAGCGACTTCGGCTGGAAGGACGCGCCGGTGCTCAAGGAAGGCAAGCTCGAACGCTTCCTCGGCATCGACTTCACCCACAGCGAGCGCCTGCAGAACGGCACCGACGACGCCTCGAGCACGTCCCGCATGATCCCCGTGTGGGCGCATTCGGGCATGCACTTCGGCGTGTGGGGCGACATCAACCACGACATCAGCAAGCGCAACGACATCACCGGCATCCCGTGGCAGGTCTATTCGACCATGACGGTCGGCGCGACCCGCGTCGAGGAGAACAAGGTCGTCCGCGTCTGGTGCTACGAGGCCTAAGGAGAAAAACCATGACCATCACCAATCGCAACTCCTCGGGCATCGCCAACCTGGTCGCCACGCCCCGCGTGATCAACAAGCCGCAGCTCGCCGGCGGCATGGCGCAGATCCGGCACGGCCTGGTGACCTCCGCGGCCGACGACTCCGGCACCTCGA